CCTGCGGTTACTTTTTCGCCAGCGGTTACTTTTTTGCCAGCGCTCCCTTCACTGCTGTATGGTTGCTCAGCTATTATGAGAGTATTTTCGCTAATACCCCGTCAGTAGTACATCAGTACTATAGTACATTTGTACTACTGACTTAGTAATACATTTGTACTATAGTACAACAGTACTACTAGCCTAGTAGTACATCAGTACTATAGTACATTTGTACTACTTTTTTTCAAGCATAAAAATATCCCTCTAGCTTATTAGGCTAGAGGGATAAAAGGTTAGGATAGAGGGTTAACTGACTAAACCGGCGTCATAGAGTAAATTGTACACTTGATTGCCTACATCGACAGCTTCAGGGGCATTCTGAGTTATATCGATAATACGCTGAAGCAGACTTAGATATACGCTGTTTAGGTGCTCTTCACTTTCCACGATTTTTAATTTTGCACCAGAGCGTTCGACAAATTTCTTTAAGCATTGTGCATCAGTTAATTCAATGGCTAGTGCTTTACTGACCATCCTTGACCAGTCACACTTTGTCCCACAAAAGTATTCGTTGTCACTGTTTAGAACATAGTAAGATAGCATGGTGTGTTACTCCAAAATAGTTGATGGTTGTCGGGCTTCTAGACCCGCAAGGATAGCCTATTTCTAGGCTACCCTAACGGGATTAGAAATCAAAAACGCTTATAATGCCTAGATTATAAGGCTTTGTCTGCTACGATGGAAGCTAGACACTTTCTGCAAGTGGAATCTTTAAGCTTGCTTACGTTTAACCTAGCTCCCAGAATGTCTAGTGCTTCTTTTACGTTTTCAGTCAATACTAGCCGATTGACTACTAATGACGCTTCGTCATATTTTGATGATTCGACTAACTCTCGGATAAGAGCAATCAGAGCGTTATCGACTAACAGGTTCAGTTTATGCATGATGGATACTCCATTGTTGTTGTTGATGATGGTTGTGTCGGGTTTATAGACCCGCAAGGATAGCCTATTACTAGGCTACCCTAACGGATTTAGAAATCGAAAACGCTTATATCGATTTCTGCTACGTTACTTGATTCTTCAGTATCAATCGTTAAAGATTCATGCCCCTTGATTAATCCTTTTTCCCCATACATAGACTGTATGAGGGACAAAGCTAGTGGTGCTAGTCCATCTAAACCACTAATGCCCGTTTTGGTCAATGACCTCGCGATTTCCTCAAGCCCTGCTAACCTGAACAAGGCTATAGGATAACAGCATAACGGCAAGATTAGGTTAGGGATTTCTCTGTCGGATTGATTCAAGTAGGATAAAAATTTCTCAGCCTTCACGGCTTCCGTAGCACTAACCTCTCTGATAAGGTTAGTTAGGATGCAATGCAATTTAGTTGACTCAAGCAATTTCGTTTTCTTATCAGCGATGGCGCTAAGTTTTGGCAACAGCTTCCCTATATATTCTAGGAAAAATTTTGAGTCACGGGCTGTCTTTAGACCTAGTTGATAATCGAGTATCAACAGAGAATCCCCGTACTTTTCTGCTAGGGTTTTTCTGACTAACAATGAGAAAAGACTCTTATACTCCTTCTCTGTTAAAACTGCAGAAGAGAGGTTAGCGATTGTCAACTCTTTTACTTTTGCTGACACCAATGTACTAGCAATTTCCTGGCTTGCCATCCTTCGAGACGTATTCGCCGCAACAATGGCAGCATACAGGTCATCAGCACTATTATAACTTAGTACTTGACAGGGGACGCTAAACCCCTTTACGCAGTCTGTATTTAGGTAGCTGCCTTTGATTACTAAGACGCAAAACAGTAGAATAGTACGGTTTCTACCGCCTACAATCACCAATTTATCATCATGATAAGCTACTTGCACGTTGTGCAGTAATTTGCCTACCTTTAGCAGACCGGCATCGCCGGTCAAGATGGTTTTGAGCTGTTTAACGTCTACTTCAGACTGAAGCCCTGAGGTGGCAACAGCCTTTAGTAATGCGGTTAGTGGTATCATTTCGCCCTCACAGGCGAAAAGGCTATCGAGGTCTAATCCGACTACCTTCGATATCTCTGAAGGTGTCAACGACAGTTTAAGGCTGTTAACCACGTTTAGTAGATACGCCATTTCAGGTGATAGCGTAGGCTTAGCATCAGGAGCAGGTGGGGTAGGTGTAGTTGATGTAACAGGTTTTGGTTTACGCATTGTGTACTCCTTTATGAGAGCGAGAGAAATTAAGGCTAGGCTTTACTAGCAAGGCTTGAGAACATAGTATTGCAGACTTAAACAAGTGTCAAGTATTTTGTAAGGAGTACTCTTCTACGTCATCGTTGACGTATTCCCACAAAATAGTATTCATAGGAATTGTATCGATTAGGTACTCTTTGATAGAGCTATAGCCTTTGTGCTTTGCTATTCGTAGCAATAGCGCTGTATCTTCTCTAGTTAAACGGACGTCTAGATTAACGCTACAGCGCTCGATACCATCTACAGACCTAGTGTACTTCATGTGTTGCTCCTTTGTTTTGTTTGTTTTCCTGACTCTTAGAGTATGACAGACTTGTTTAAGTCTGTCAAGTATTGTGAGAGAAAAAAAACTTAGTCATCATGGGAATATTCCCATAGGACTACATCCGTGGGAACATCGAGCCTCAGGAAATCTACAGTGTAAAAGAGGATAGCTTCCAGGTCAACATTTGACAGGTCAACGGTATCGATTAGGTCAACAGCGTTGAGGTCATCTAGGAAATAATCAACTAACTCCTCTACGGAGTGCGTATTATATCTTGAGATTGTCTCTTGAAATCTATCCTTAATTTCTCCATAATATTGAGAATAGACAGCTTCCAGCTCTTTAATAAGGGTTTCAGTGTTCGTGTTCATGTTGCTCCGTTGCTTTGTTTGTTTACTACTCTTACATAATAAGAAGCTCGCTTTATTTTGTCAACATTTTGCATATAATATTTACTTATGTAAAGTGTAAGAAAAACTTATTAGCTATATTGATGCGAGTGTTAGGGCAAGACTAATAAGGAATGCATGCGCGCGTATAGCATATAAAGGGAGCGCTGTCAATAGTAAGCTGTGTACTATTATGGTAGTACACTTATAGTAAAACTCACTATAGCTAAATGACCTACTTATAGTAAAACTTACCATAAGTTATAGTAAAACTCACCATAAGTAAATGACCTAGTTATAGTAAAACTTACCATAAGTTTCTGTTAGTAAATACTTTTTAGTTACTATTAGGAAATACCGCTACCTTTTTTAGTTACTGTTAGGAATTAGCTAGGGCAAACTGTCAGGAACTGTGAGAGCGTGTGCTACTTTTGCTGAGGCTGAAGGGGGGGAAAGTGAGTGCTCTCTAATATTTCCACAAGTACCTAAGAAACTTTACACGGTTTGCTATATTGTACCTAAGAAACTTTACACGGTTTGCTATATCACACCTAAGAAACTTTACACGGTTTCTAGTAACACTCTGTGTTCTGTGTATAGCTAATACAGTGTAGCGTTACTGGTAAGGAACTATGGAAGAAACAATAGAATACAATGGCTATGTTTACGTTAGAGACAAGCTGAAGGAGCAACATACCACGTCAAAGGAAGACCAGTGGAAACTTCATGCTAAACGTTTTCGCACCTATGTAGCACAAAAAGGGCTACATAGAGCTATTCCTATTGTAAGTAAACTGAAGGTGGCTAAATGAAGAAACCTAAAGTAGTAGTGAGTGGTGCTTCTCAAGCAGAGCTAGACCAGAGAGAGCGACAGTTCCAAGAGAATACTGCTCTGCTAAGAGAGCAACAAGCTCAGGAAACTGGTTTACTGCGTGAGCAACTTGGTCAGCAGGCTAACATTGCTGAAGAGCAAAAGAGAGGTCTGTTAGCACAACTAGAAGCTCAAGGAGCAGTGAACGCTCAAACATCACAAAGCAATGTGTTGCAACTCTTAGCACAGCAACAGGCTGTAGGTAATGCTAAAGTTGATGAGCGCAGAGTCAACCAAGCTAATACAGCACAGACGGCTTCACAAGCTACTAATGTAGCTAGTGAAGCTACTAAGGCTACATCATCCCGTCAAAATGTTTTAAGTCAATTAAATAGGAGAAATTTACGTTATGGCAAGACCAAGTAATGACCCTAAACAGGGTAATGCTGCAAGTATTCTGTCTCGTATCTACAGTGGTGCTGAAGTACTTGACGGTGCGTTGCACTACGAGTATGTTACTACTGACGGTACTGCTACAGAAATTTTCTTAGCTTACCCACGCACAGCAGGTTTAACTCCGAACTCTGTAGTAGAGGTAACTGAGCAGACTCGGCTGTATGTTCCACCGTCAAGTATGGTGTACATTGAAGGTACTGCTCTAGGTTTGCGAATTGACACTGCTGCTAAAGCTGTTCATCATGCTTCTAAGTTTGAGTACCTTCTGTTCCGTCCTACTACTGGTAACATGGTAGAGTCTGGTAACTTAGTAACAGTATCAACAGTTACTGCTGGTGCTATTACTTTTGCTGCTAACAGTCCAGGTTGGCAGACTATTGTTGGAACACAGTCTGACGTAGTGTTTGACTTCAGCACTAATGGCTACGTTACTTGCACTGTCACTGGAGAAGCTAACCAGACTATTAAGTGGAAAGTAACTATCGACAAGCTACGCTCCTTAAGTGACTAACCTAGTACAACTTGACGGTAACTTGACGGTAACAACAGGGAGTGTAACAACACTCCCGTCACTATTCAGAACACTATGATAACTTTTGAGCAAAAGGTAAAAGCGTTACAAGACTTTTGGTACTTCATTGAAGTATGCCAGTTCAAAGGTGGCTGGAAAGCATTTGACCCAGTACACAAAGAACTTGCGTACTTTCTAAGCTCACCACAACTACCAGACAATCTGCTTAAGAAACCTAGGGACTACTACAGACGTAGGTTCTTAATGATGCACCGTAGCGGCTTTAAGAGTACTATGATTGTGCTGTACGTCCTGTGGCGTATTTATCGCAACCCTGACATCAGGATACTCTACAACAGTTGCGACAGAGATTTGACGAAGAGTTTTCTTAGAGAAATTATACAATACTTAGAAGACAGTAAACTACAGAAAGAAGTATGGAATAACAGACCTCATATTAAAGGAGTAATGGTTCCAGTCATACCTGCGGAAGACAGAGTAGGTAGAGAGTATGACAAGGATATGTTTGCTAACATTATCGCTCAGAAAGTAGTATGGAATGCTGACGAGATACAAGTTATACGTCCAGGAGTTTATAAAGAGCCTACTATTGCTACAACCTCCGTCAACATGGGAAGTACTGGTAGACACGTTGACTTAATTATCAATGATGACTTAGTAACGTTTGCCAATAGCGACACTCCGCAGAAAGCAAAGAAGATATACCGTCAAGCAGCAGACTTAGTTTCAGTACTCGACCCTGTTAAAGAGGTAGAAATATCTCCTGGCTTTACTGAGTCACTAGGCAGGGAAATTATAACGACAGGAACACCTTACTACAGTTGGGACTACAACGTTTACTTAGAGAAAGAGCACGAAAGGCTAGGTTACGTTTACTTCAGAAGAAGCATATATGTCAACGATAAGAAAGGTGACGGGTACACCTGCCCTAGTAGGTTTAACGACAAAGTAGCTGAACAGATGAAAGCAGAGATTATGGCTGCGAGAGGTCTGAAAGCTTGGATGGCGCAGTACTTACTCAAGATAGTTGACGATGAGTCAGCGGTACTGAGAAGTGACAAAGTTAAGAAAATAGAAACTACTGCGATACAATTAGTAGGTTACTCACAAGCTGAAGTGAGAATAGAAGGAGAGACTATACCAGTTAGACTACAAGCAGCGCTAGACCCTGCCGCTAGTGAAGCGCAAACAGCCAACCACTCTGCTATGGTCATAGGTGGTTACTTACCTGACGGTAGCTTCGTTGTAGTAGGTGGTTTCAAGAAGAAGCTACTTCCTGCAAAGCTAGTTGCTGAGTGCTACAAATGGTGGAACAACTTTAATGTAGCTAAGGTCACTATCGAAACACCACCGTCAACAGGTAATACCTACGTTGAGTTATTTAATAGACTCAGACCAGAAAGAAGTAGAGTAAACGTCAGTGGTGTTAAGCCTACTCAGAACAAGAACATTCGTTTAGAGACTACGTTAGAGCCACTTCTAGGTGAAGCTACGCCTAGTGTGCTGTACGTGGTTGCAGATTTGTACAAACCTTTTTGTGACGAAGTAGACTCACTGGACTTGACTAATGAAATTAACGATGACGACTTGTTGGATGCTTTAGAACAGCTAATAGCTGCTACACCTGTGAAGTTCAAAAAGAGAAGAACTAAACAGGATACTCCTTATGTTAACCAATTATTAGGTGGCTTCTTATGAAGGACAAGAACATTGAAGAGTTCTTAACAGGTAGACTATCTGACTGGAGAGCAGCTAGACAAGGACTTACGTCTGTCTGGGCTGACGCTTGGGCTGAGTTCTGCTCCACTCCAGCAGCGTACCAATGGTTGAGAAGAAGCGGTTTACATATTAAGAAGCGACCTGAAGAGACTACAGGAGACATCGAGGAAGATTGGAAGCACCGCGTACACACTGGCAAGGTGTTTGAGTTAGTAGAAATTATCTGGGGATACTTGATGCAAGCCACGTTCTCTACGTCAGCTTGGTTCAAAGTTGACGCTAGGCTGAAGGAGGAAGAAGAACAAGCCAAAGTAATCCAAAAGCTATTGGCAAATATGCTAATGGACACTAAGTTCAGAAGCTATTTTGGGACATTCCTACGTCAACTGTTAGTGACGGGTACAAGCTCTTATCGACCTAGTTGGTGCAATGTTAGCGGATGTATTAAACACGAAGTAATTGGTAACGAACGAATCTTCCTTAACCCTGCTTCTACCATTTTAGAGACAGACGTTTTTCTGTCTACTACGGTTAGTAAAGCTTGGCTGAAAGTTAACATGGCTCGGTACAACAAGCTTACGCCTGCTAAGTTGAAGAAAGTGGTAGGTGACAAAGAGACAGAAAAGTATGACGCTGATACAATGCTAACTTTCAATGACGTTACTAGAGTAGAAACAGCTAGAGAAAACGTCACTCTGTACGAGTATTGGGGAGCTATTTATGACGGATGGGAATTTGTTGGTAACGAGTGTTACGCTGTTATAGCTGATGACGTTCTAATTCACTTTGAAGAAAAGCGAGAGAAAGAAGTTATTGTCTGTAACTTCATTCAGCTAGTGAACCAAAGCTATGGTATCTCCCCCGTCACCAGTTCACTAGGTTTAATTTACGCTGACAGAACGTTTCTCAACCTTCGTTTAGACAACCTCTCTATCTTAGTTAACAACGTTGTAGAGTACGTTGAGGATGCAGTGCTTGACCCTGACTTTAAGTACTTCCCTGGCGCTAAAATTGCAGTTAAAGAGAAGGGCAGCGTTAACGCTGTTCAAAATGCTAGTCCTCAGTTCCCTTTGAGCTACCAAGAAGAGGCTGCTTTAGACAGCAGAATTAACAGAAACGTAGGAACTATCCCAACAGTGGGTGGTTCGGCAGTAAGAAAGGCTGAAAGGGTGACGGCAGAGGAGATTCAAGCCAGCAGGCAGGTAGGTGGAACACGCATTAACCAGTACTACCAGGACGTTGAAGTGACTTCTATTAACAGAATGCTTCAAGCTATCTACAAACTGGTTCAGAAGTACGGTAACAAAAAGGTACTGGACACGTACAGAGGCTACGGAGAAGACGAAGAGTACTCAACACTCGAAGTTATACCGTCGCATTTGTGTAAAATACCTGTCAGGTTCTCTATTAGAGGTTCTGAAGCGGTACTGACAGACGAAAATGAGCTTGCAAAGCTAAAAGAGTTAGCAATTTTCATGGCTTCCAATGAGCTTCTAGCGCAAAAGCTTAATTGGGACGAATTAACTAAGCGTATTCTGTCGTTGTCAGGCTTTGAAGACCCTGACAGCTTAATTGCTCAGGCTATGCCGTCACCTGTTGAGCAAGTTACGTCAACACCTTCACAAGAACCAACAGCTTCCACAGGTCAGTTTCCTACAAAAGGACAGCAGAATGCTATTGAAGCTAATATAGCAGCAGACGGTGGAACAAGTATGTTACAAAATATTGCAAGCAAGGTAACAACCGATGGCAGATTTAACCAAGGAAACAATTAAAGAGCTTTTACGAGAAATGCTACCAACAGTAGTCGAGGAAGCTTTTGGTATGGGCATTCCTCAGCTTGTTGAGCGTGTCGAACTCAACTCAGGAGTGGCTCGTAATGCGGCTATGGGGCGTTTAGGCGCTCTATTGGGACTACAAGGCAAGGAATTAGTGGAGGCTTCACAGAAGTTGCTAGAACACTACAATACTTTGTCTGAAACCGAGCAAGCTTCTTTCGATGACGACACTAAGGTTATCGAATTATGGTCTTCTATTACTTCGCAAGCCCCTACACCTGTCCCTTCTGACACGGCTAGTGGTGGTGCTTCAGAAAGTAAAATTGACCCTGCTACTGGTGAGCCTATTTTGACTCGCGACAAAGTGAATGAGCTGTTTGAAGCAGACCCTATTGCTGCTTTTAGCAACCCTGACCTTGTTGCTGCTTACAGTGAAGGTCGTGTAGACCGCGAATAGTACATTTTGAACTTTTAGGAGAACTAAGTAATGCCTCAACCAAATCCATATTTAGGCGGTGCTGTTAACGCCGGCGGTATGCGGGCGCTTATTCCAGAGATGTGGGCTGACTTCGTGTTAATGAAACGCGACACAGACCTCATGATGGCGAATGCGTTCACAAAGTGGCCGGCTAAAGGCAAAGGTGACATTCTGCATATCCCTGAATTTGAGGATATGTCGGTGTTCGACAAGCGCCGTGAGACTAGCGTTCGCTTTCAGACTATTGACCCGACAGATTACACCATCACTTGTGACATCCACCGAGAAGCTTCTTTCCGCGTGGAAGACATCGCAAAGCTGTTTTTAACAGAGCAGCATATTCAGATGTACCGCAACCGTCAAGCACGAGCGTTGGCTCAAGACAAAGACAACTTTGCTTTGGGTATGCGAGCTGCTATTCCACCGTCACAGTACGTGTACTGTTCTAGTGATGGTACGGCGGCGGGAAACCCTGAGCCTTTTAACCCTGCTGCTATCTTGGTCGCTATCGAGATTTTGCGCTTCGCTAAGGTTCCTTTGGAAGAGTGCCGGCTCTACATCAGTATTGAGCAACACACTGACTTGCTAATTGACCCTAACATTGTCAACCAGGACTACTACCCCGGTCATGTGATGGAGAAAGGTGAAATTGGTATGGTCTACGGTATCCGTACTATCGTTAACAACGCTATTCTTGCCAACACGTTGACTGGTTACGTCAATGGTATCAACGACCCTACTCCTCGTCCTACTCCTGGTGTTAGTGGCAGCCCGTACTACCCTACGCAAGGTCTAGCTTACGGTCTGCCACGTGGTAAAACTGGTGAAGAAGCAGCTAAACCTTTCGTTACTGCTATGTTGTTACACCCTGACGCTATCCTTGACAGTACGCCGAAAGGTGCTGCTGGCATGAAAGTCACCACTGGGTTCTCTGTAGAGATGCAAGAACACATGGTTGTAGCAACTCAGTTCTACGGAGCTAAAGGATGGCGTACTGACCACGCTGTTCTCATTCACAGCGCAGCTCGTACTGCTGGCAACCGCCCTCGTGTTATTCAACCACCTTACACTGTTGCCTAATGAACTCTAATAGCACAAGACTGGACGTAGTTAATTATGTACTTGCGGCTCTAAGCATGACGCAGGTAAACTCGTCATCCGACACTACTCATAGTAGACTTGTGCTAGATGAAGTTAGGTTGGCTACACGCTCTGTATGCCATGAGTCTGACTGGCAGGATACAACGAAAGACGTACTCTTGTCTTCGCTCCAAAGGAGCGTTCAGTTACAGACTTGTGGCGGAGCGGTAGCTCACAGCTTTACTGGTGACGTAGTTAGAGTTGAAAGCGTATGGGACACTAGCTGCCAGCTAAAACTGTCCTATATGGACTTCACCACGTTACAAAAGCAACATGACGTTCTCTGGTACTATGTTACTACCGACAATGATTTCATCACCACTGACAACGATTTCACACTTCTTTCAGAGTACGACCAACGTCCACATTACTTTAGTTTTTACGATAACTCTATTTTTTTGGTTCCTAATGCTTACGACATTTCTGCTATCAAAGTTAGTTACGTAGTAAGCCCACAAGTTCCTTCAGACGACTACACTCCTTTCTCGTTGACGGAGGAGATAGTCAATCTTATTAAACTCAAAACTTTAGCTTCTGCATCCCTTCTGTTAAGACCTGAGTTAGTTCAGTTACTAGAACTCAAGTACCAGGATGCTATGAGAAGTGTCAGAAGTAGAATTAACTACCACCCAACTAGAGCAAGGAGAAGCGTTTTATGACCCCGCTGCAATTAGTAAACAAGGTATTACTAGAAATTGGCGAACGTACTGTAGCTGCTGTAGACGAAAACTCTGCTTCTCGTAAAGCTTACGGAATGCTACAAGAAGTAATAGACGCTGTTAACTTCGAGCATCCTTGGGAAGAGTTGCTGGCAGAGCAACCTTTAGACGAACTGGAACCTATGTTAGTACAGGTAGACGCAGACCATTATGCGTATCTGAAACCTGCCAAGACTCACAGCATTAGTTCTATTACAAACATTGATGATAACAAAGTGTTACAGTACGTTGAGTACAGGAATCTTCGCAAGCAAGGAAACTGTTGGACTACGTTTAAGAATGGTATTTTAGTATCACCTGACGTGGAGAACACCAGTCGTTACTACGTTGGTTACTATGCTTCGTTTGAATTTGAAGATGACGATGAAATACCTGTGTCAGCCTACTTACAAGGGTTGTACTCTAAAAGACTGTTGCTGCAGTACGTTACTCGGCACCTAAACAACTTTGATTTCGCTGCTGCCGTATATCAAGAGTATGCTGCTGCCCTATCAGTGTACAACGTAACTACTAAGTTAATTATGAGCAGTAGAGAAGATAGCAAACCTAGCTACGGAGAATCATATGCTAATATCCCTAGTCAAAGGTCTGGTAACTAACGTTAGTCCTGTAGCTGCACCACCTGACTCTTGTGTAGTACTTGATAACTTCGTAGTTAATGAAACTGGCAGACTTATCAGACGACCTGGTACAGAGGTTGTACTAGCTAACGGTAACAGTAATTACTACGTCAAGCAACTAGCAACTTGTGTAGTCATTATTAGTGAAGTTAATGGTGACATAGTTTTCTACGATACAGAGTTCACAGAACTGTTTAGGTTCACTGGTGTATACCAACCAGGAACAAGACTTAACTTCAGTGACGTAGATGACCCAGACTTCTACGGTGTGGTTATCTTCGCTGAAAATGCTAACCCTGTGCAGGTTAACATTGCTGAGTTTAGCTACTCTCATACTGCTGGTACTAGGACTGTTACTGTAGCAAACTGGAGCCATACTAACGTAGTAGCGTTAAAAGATTATAAGTATACACCAGCTACCATTGCAGCAGGTATCAATGTCACTTACGGCACTACTGCTGAGTTAACGTTACTACACTTGACGTACTCGTTGTGGCTACCTGGACAATACTTCTTCGGTAACGAATTGTTTAATGTTGTAGCTAAGACAGCTACCTCTAAAGTTGTACTTATTCCAGAAAGTTTAGTAACAGACCTTACAGTAAAAGATAAGAGCTTAATTTCAGTCTACCGTGATAACTCTACAAAGTACACCGTCACTACCAGACCTCGTTTGAGTAGTGAAGTAGCTTTTTCTGACGGGCAAGAGTATGAGTACTCAAGCAGTAATAGTGTAAAGTTTAGCCCGTTCTTCCTCACATTTGGACAGAAAGTCTACAGTGTAAAATTTGACTTGTCTACTGCTGATGTGGATACTGTCAACAGCTCACTGGTTATTCAGAACCACGCTTTTGAGGATGGTGCAATAGTTAACTTCGTAAATGAGGCTCCAGGTGGCGTACTTACTGGGACTGACTATGTTGTAAGAAATAGTTCTAGCGACAGGTTTAAGTTAGAAACTTTAGCAGGCTCACCTGTGACGTTTACTAACACGTATAACACAACTAGACCGTCTTTCGAGTTCAACACTTATCAAATTACCGCGGATGGGACAGTATTTCTGTCAGGTGCTTCAGTTACTAAAAGCAAGTACCGAGTGTTCTCAAGTAACATCCTACCTACAGCTTTAGAAAACAACGGAACTTATTTTGTAGAAGCTGTGGCTGGTGAAATTACATTTTACGATGAGCAAAGACCTAATAGCAATATCACGTTAAGTAGACTAAAGACTAACACGTTTAACGTAGCAGACGTAGACTTTATAAATAACGAGATTAACATTCCTGGACACGGGTATTTCAATGGGCAACCTGTAGCTATTATTAACGCTAGTTCTTTAGTCAGCCCACTACTGACTAACACTGTGTACTATGCTTTCGTAGTTACAGCAGACAAAGTTAAGTTATTTTACGACATTGACTTACAGAACTTAGTAGACTTAACAGTAGTCAGTACAACATCAATCAACTTAGGTTTTACTAACGTTAATTTTGAAACAAATGTTATAACTGCTGCAAACCACAGCTTTTCTAGTGGTGATACCGTTATCATTGACGACTTAAGACCTACAGTTTTGCCTGTTGCGTATAATACTACTTACTATGTCAAACGTCTCACTAGCTCAACATTCGAGTTGTATTACGACATTAATTTAATTAGTAAAATAGATTTTTACCTTGCAGCAAGTACTTTGCGTACCTTCAGTGACACGGATATATCTAGTAACCGCGCAACAGTAGAAGGTCATGGTATTCCTAGCGGAACACCTGTTATGTTTGAAGTGTCTGCGCCTACTGGTGCTATTATAAAAACTGTTTACTATGCTAAAAGTATAAGCAGTAATGTGTTAGAGTTTTACGAAAATAATACGTTAAGTACTCTAGTACCTATTTCGGCGAGTACAGGAAACTCTTACACGTTTTACATCGTTCAAGATTATACTGTTGCGTTAAAAAAGAATAATGCTGGCGCAGGTACAGTGTTCATTACAGACGCTTGGGGTGGTATTACTCTCACACCAGAGTACGAAACAGGTTTCATCGAGTCTGTTAATTATGAGTCTGTACTTCTTAGCAGACGAAGACAAATAAAATTTGACTCTACAAACTTAGAAGTGTTAGTAGATGGTACACCTTGGACTAGAGTAGACACTGCTTCGACTACAAACAAGTACTTCGTCACTAACGTTGACGGAGTAGTGCAGTCTATGTCTACACCCGTCAATAGTACTATGTACGTCTCTTTTGAAGCCAACACTGACATAGGTGTAAGTGCTTCCTCCTTTGTAGAGTTTGTTGATACTACCATTGGTTCAGCTATGGGGACAGGAACAGCTATCTCTGGCTACCATAACAGGTACGTCAACAAGTCAGGTTTAGTAAAGTACGGGTGGCACGACTTTTTCTCCCTTCGTGACCAGCCTACGGTGGCTGTCGTAGCAGGCAACAGGCTATTTTTAGCAAAGAACTTATTAGTGCTGTCTAGTAACACCCTTGACTCTTTTGTTAACGAACGTTACTTTAATAACTTTACTATTGATGATAGGCTGGAAGGTACGAACGAAGAACCATACTACTTTGTATTGTCAAAGAGCGGTGTCGTAGTAGATATGCTAGAATTTCAGGACACTATGTTTATCTTCACTACCAGAGCTATCTTTAGATTGTCACCTACTAATGCGTTAAACTACGTTATTCGTAACGTTGCTAACCAGGGTGTAAGTAGTAGAAATTGCGTTACTAAACTACAGTCGTTTATTGTGTACGCCAATGAGTACGGAGTATATTTGCTAAACTCAGAAGTACAAGACTTGTACTACGCTCTGGAATTAAGTATTAACATAGGTAGTGAGTACAAAAAACACAAGTGTCTTAGTTTGGTATTCGACCCGTCAAGAGATTGCCTGTACAGTTTTGGAGCTACTGAGACATTTTGCTACAATGTAATAGCTAAAGCTTGGAGTTTATTCAGGTACCCTTTTACTCTAAGTAAAGCTTTCTACACTGAAAAAGTGTACGTGGCAACACCTACTAAACTTCTTAAGTTTTCTGACGTGCCACTAGATGATGCTGTGTATAACGTCAATGCTGAGCTAGTTAACGGAGCTATATTTGTAAACGATGTGCTAACTAAAGCTAGTTTTGCTTTGCCTGCTGTTTCTACAGTTTACTTTGTTGACAGTTCTAAAACGTATGACTACATCAATAGAACTTGGTACCCGTCTGGTGAAGTAGTACTTTCTTGTGCTATCAGTGATGGGTACTACGGTTTTGAGATACACGCTCTAGTTATTTCAGGAGCTACAGTTCAACAGAACTTATCTGAACACTCCGTCAACGTGTTTGCTAATGTTGCTTACAGCAAGAAAGCTACTGGTAACAACGAAGAGTTTAGTTACGGTATCTTATTTGGAAGTGACCCTACACCAGAGTTAGTTAATAACGCTGTTAGCAAAAATGATGTACATGACTATTCTAGTTTCTCTGTCCTTAAAGAGCCTATACAAGGTGTTGCCAATAGTTACCAGTTCATTCTATTTACTAAGTGTCAGGCTAATTTACAAATTGACGGCTATGACATATTTGTACAGCCTAGTTCATTAAACTATTATTCTGGAGGTAACTAATGGCAGTAGCAGCAGCAGCAGTAGGCGTAGTAAGTACAGTAGCAGGCGTTGTTCAGAACAACATAGCTATTGGCGCTCAAAACAAAGCCATTACTCTTCAACAGCAGGCTAACGAAAGAGCTGGTAAGATTAGAATAATGGGCATTGAGTTACAACAGCAACAGCTCAAACAACAGACTGAGCTAGAGAAGTTGAATGTACAAGCTCAGCGTGTGCAGTATGAGGCTGCTTTAGACATGACAACGTTACAAAGACGTATGGAAGTAGCTCAACAGCTTGCTGGTATTGATATTAACATGGCTGACGCAGTACTACAACAAGTGTCACAGCAGTACGAAGTAGCTAGAAGAGCTTTTGATGAACAGCAGAACTTATCACTTCAGCGAGTGCAAGAGCTTAACCAAGGAGCGCAACAACTAGGTCAGTTGTCTGACCAGAATGAGCAACTTTTACAAGCTGTTAGACAGAATGACAGGCAGTTATCTGAGATGTTATCACGACAGATAGGTGAAGCTTACGGGTCTACTGGTGCAGAGGAGAGCATATCCCGTCAACAGACGTATCAAGTGCTTAACGCTTCTATGGACAGCCAGCAGTACCAAGAGGCTTTGCAAGAGCAACTAGCTACATCTGGTTCTTACGCTGACTTTCTTAATAACGTTATTGAACGCTCCTTGTCAAGTAACCAAGAAATACTAAGACTACGAGGTGAAGGTGCAAATAAGACTGGTAACGCGGTGAAGTCTTCTGTAGGTGCTTACAACAGAGCTTCTCAGAACGTTGAAACACTAGCGAAAGCTTTAGTTCCTAATATTGAGGCGGCAGGAAACTTACAAGCTGATATTAACTACGGTTACAGTAACGAAGCTTTAGAGAACGCTAAACTAGAGAGCAGGTTCGGTACAGCGTCACAGAACGCTGGACTAGAGGCTAGTCGTAGTCGGGGTAATATACTAGGAGACCTAGCTGCTGTAGCCCAGAGTGTCATACCACTGGTACAACAAGTTGGTTACTACAATGCAGCTAGGTCAGCTACTCCTGCTAGAAGTACAAACTACTCAATGGCTTCGCCTTATCTAGGAGACAAGACTTACCCTTACTCAGCTACAGGATAACTGTCTCCACTACATGACGGCGAAGGAGCGGCGGTACCTCCACCACTTCACCAAGTTCATAGTCTTTGTAGACAGCACCTAGTACTGTCACTACATGCGGGTTGACTTTTAATGCTTCTCTGGTAGCATCGTCTGTTTTGTCCCATACGTCTTTCGACAGAAAGACGAAAGCGTTGTCAGTCACAACTAGCGTTATAGGTTCCATAGCTAACTCCTAGATAGCGTAAATTTTAGAGACGTAATACCCTTCAGGTATTTTTAGCTCTTTTGGTTCTGCACCATCGTCAGTCGTATTAACGTAACAAATGGCACAGTCTTCTAGTGTGTAGCTGTTACTTTTTTCGTACACCTCCCAGTCGCTAGGAGACAACAATGCTACTTGAGAACCGTCAGACGCTAATACAGCAGCTTCTTTAGCTGTCTTAGGCGGCATATTCCCAGTATCCGCGTATCGCATGAACTCTTTGTACTCTTTCGAGTTAATTACCATGTAAGCGTCTGTTGCGCACATAATACCGATACCATCGATTTTTTGATAGCGGATGTAGCTACTGAAAGCTCTGTAAAAGCTGTTATCGGCACACAGCACTTTACCACGAGAAGTCACACTCCAAGGAAGCCTCGCACCTGGGGTGAACTCAATAGTCACGTCAGGAAGTCCTGCTTCATCTACGCTGTAGACTGCAAACTGAAGGTCAGGATGCTTATGAAGCCCAAACTTCGACAATAGTGCTGCTAGACTGTCCCACAATGTAGCACCAGTGCGTAGTTCGACATCAGCGCTGGTAGCCCACATCCCTTCAGCAGTTGTAGCTACTTCAAGCTCTTTAGTTGCCTCTCTGTTAAAGTGTGCGTTTAAGTTTCTGAAGTCTGCCATAACGGACTCTTGTAAGTCAGGGTAGTCTGACAGCAGAGCAGGTAACTCAACAAACGCTGTAGCGATGTCACTAGCAACGTACTTGAACTCGACATCTTTTTGAATTAGGCGTACAGATACACAGAATACTGTGTCGCCTAGAAACTGTGCAACGGTCAACTTTTTCTGCGCTTCTCCGCATCTTACCTGAAAAGAGTAGTTGTAGTAGTTCGCCATAGAAACTACTAAGTCAGTTCTCCATTTCAAAACATTTAGCACGATGTCTACTTTAGTCTGAAAGTTTACAGCAGCCATGAGGCTCACCTTTAATTATAGAACATAGCTATTGTAGCATACTCCAGTTCCTTTGTCAAGCTAATAAGTAGCAAACCTATTTTTTATACTTATGGCTCCAAGAATACCTGGTGTAACACCGTATAAACAGAATAATGCAATACTACCAGCTCAAGCTGTAGCTGGTGGTACTATTGCTGCGATTCCTGGCGCTCTTACAAGTTCAACTACTGCTGAGGTTGTAAACTCCAGTAGAGAAAATGTTAACAGGTCTGTGGCAGCTAACCGTCAAGTAATGCAAGCTGCAACAGAAAGTCTTGCTAACGCTGCTGGAATACCAAGAGCTTTCGTTCAAGCAGGTAACTTTGTGGACTTAACTGGTCTAGCTGCTGCTGGTGCTAAGTTAGCAGAGACTTACCAGGCTGTACAACGTAAGAAAACTGACGCTGAGTTTGCTCAACAAGCTGAAGTGTTGCTGCAAGACAGTCAAGACATCATTACCCGTCAAGACGGTGGACTGATTACATTTCAGCGAAAGCAGAAAGAACTGGTAGATGCTTTCCGTGACAGGGTAAGTCCTGAAGTTCTAATGTCGTACTTACCTCGTTTGACTAATACAGCCAGCACCATCAATAGAGAAGTAATTAGTGCTAGTGCTAAAGCTGCACAGGAGTTAGCTGAGACTCAGCAGAACTTAGAAGTACAAAAACTTGTTATGGATATTCTTCCTGCTGTATTAGGTGCAGCTTCACCTTATGCTTCTCCTGCGGCTAACCAAGTTTCTTTCGCTACAATAGATGAGTTCTTTGACAAAACACTCTCTGGTGGAGTCTCACCTGCCACAGCGTCACTAGCTATGACGAGTGTTCTGGAAGCAGTTATGGAAACGTGGAAAGAAGGTTCTCCTCAACTCGCTGCTGAGAAGCAAAAGATATTTGCTAACGCAATTTACTTCAATGAAATGCGTCCAATTATGGAAGGTGTAGAGGCAGGCACAGTAAGCCCTTACGATGCTGCTGCTGCGTCAGCAGAAATAGGAGCAAGACTAGGAGCTACAAAGCTTTACGAGTTGCCCACTTTCCTAGGGGTAATTGAGCAGCAGTATAGGCTTCAAAAAGATGCTATGGAACTACAGCAGCTTCAGGCTGATACGCAAGCTCCTATTACTCTTGAAGCTGAGTTTAGTAAGCTTGCCGCAGCAAACCAAATGACTACCACTATAGGTGGTTTGTACTACGCTGACAACCCTGCTGACTTCGGTACCCATGTAGCACAGTTGAAGCTTCTAGGCATTGACGTTGAGGAGTCTCCTTCATTTGCGTCAATGCAATCTATTTCTCTGAACGTTACAAAGTTCAGAGAAGAAGAACCAAAAGAGTGGGAACGTGTTCAAGGACTGATAAACACCTCTAGGCTACAAGGTGCTAAAAATGCTGAGGATATGTTACGCTACGCTACCGACTTGCAAAGAAGTACTGTAGATTTACTTACTAGCGCTTCTACACTAGGCGGTTCTGCTAATATCGCAGAGCTTAACGAACAACTACAACAAAGAGGTTTCAACTCACCAGAAGCCGCTAGTAACTTTCTAGTAAGCACAGCACAACAGTACGCTGCACTAGACCCACGAGACTCAGCTGCCAGACAAGCTTTACTACAGAAGTATAATGACACCTTAGCAGTGTTCACTTCAGTAGCAAGAGCAGAGGCTGGTAATGCCTTAAGTACTTATGAGAGTACCTTCTCAAGGTACCCTGACCTGTCAAGCCGTGGTATGCTGAAGAAAACAGGTGGTAGGTACCAGCTTAGGACACTTAAAGAGCTTGACCAAGAGTACGCCACTACAGTTCAAAGTATTCAAGGTGCTATAACTGAAACTAGAGATAAGTTGCGAGAAACACAGAGACTACAAGAACAATCTGGTAGTACCCAAAATTTTCGGTAGCCCACCCCACGTTAAGCGTTGCGGGTGGGCGTATACCACTACCAGTTCCAGTAGCACACTTTGATAGAGTAGGAGCAAATATTGCTTACACAGCAGGTTGGGGTGACGGTCGTAACCACCAGGGTATTGACGTAGGAATGCCTGAAGGTACACCACTTACTATGCTTACTAACGGTGTGATAACAAGCAAAGGTTTTGAACAGAACTACGGTAACTACGTTGTGTACAAAATGTCTGATGGACAAGAAATTATCTACGCTCACTTGAGCAGCTACCCTGATTACGTTAGAGAAGGTAAGGAGTTCAAAGCTGGTGACATTATAGCGTTCTCTGGCAACACTGGTCGTTCTACAGGGGCGCATCTTCACTTAGGACTGTACGCTAAAGCAGGTGACGAAAGTAGCTTAATTGACCCTACACAATTTCTACAGAACTTGGCTCGTAACCAACAGCTACAAGTTCCTAGAAGTGGTACTAACGTAGTTGGTTACAATGGTAACATAGCTACGCCCAGAGGAACTGTACGTTCAGCAGTAATGGCTAACCCTAATAACGGTGATGTACTACCGAGTAGTTATAGGCAGAGCGCACCACTAGCTTTGTCAATACCTCCTAACTACGCTCCTCTCGTCAAACCTGGTAACAACTATGGTTACAAAGCTATCGCTACTGACACAGGTTTCAGAAACAAGTTGCATACTGTAGCACAAAACTTACAAACACACCCGCAATGGTTGGCTGACGTGATTGCTGTAGAAAGTGGTGATACTTTCAGACCTGATGCTGTGAACACGTCTAGTTACGCTACTGGCTTAATAGGCTTTATGGAAGACACAGCTAGAGAACTAGGTACGTCACACACACAGCTACTAAGTATGAGTAGAACTGAGCAGATGGACTACGTTCAAAAGTTTTTAGAACCGTTCAAAGGCAGACTAGACTCTGTATTCGACATAGCTGTAGCAGTGTACAGACCAGCTTACTTTGACAGATGGAAGAGAGGTGACACTAGCTGGGAGGGCTATAACCACTTAGAAAGCGTGTACTTTCCTATGCTTGGTAGAGGCGTAGGAAGAAGGTACGCAAATGACAGAGCAGCTAATGTTACGCATACAAGGTATGTCGCTGGTTGTGCAATTTGTGCGCAGTCTGCTTACGGTGGTTTTATAGTTCCACATGAGGTTCAGTATGGATAACGCTTTAGAAAACGCAAGAGAACAAGAGCCATTTAGAGGTGTCGAGTACATAGACACTCAGCTACAAGGTGAAGGTATACCTATTATCGACACGCAATTAGGTGTCGAACTCCCTACTGTGGACACCTCTGCTGAGCAACCTGTAGCCACGCCTACTGAGCCTGTAACAGAGCCTGTAACAGAGCCTGTAACTGAGCAACCGGTAGCTGAGCCTGTAACTGAGCAACCGGTAGTACAACCAGAGCCTTTAGCTGAACCTACTCTACCGGTACTACAGCCAGCAGCAGCAGGTACTTCAGAAGTAGAGTCCACTGGTGCTTCTACAGGTGTAGAACAGCTACCTGAGTTAGACAGTACTTTTCCTCTCGATGAAGCTCCTTCATCACCGTATTTCAAAGTAAACCCTGAGCCTGTTGTTGACACTCAAGTTCAGCAAACACTTGACAGGCTTATACCTCTGGAAACTAGCATACCACCGTCACCGCCTCAGTCTTTTACTGAACCTGCACCACTAACATCTCAACCTGCTCCTAGTGGTTCAGAACCAATTAAGTTACAAGTTGACATCGAGTACGGAGGCTTCCCCGGACAAGAAATTATCTACGCTGACATCACACGTCAACCTGCTAGTCAGCCTATTAACTTACAACAACAAGCACTAGACAGTGCTGTAGCAGCAAGTACATTTAGAGATAACCTAGCACCCATTGCTAATACTGCTAAACTGTTCGTTAGTGCGTTTACAGCTATTCCAGCTACTATTTCAGACATAGGCTTAGGTTTGGCAGCTAGAAACTTAGGTGCAGCAGGAGCTTCGTTTGACAACAGTATCAGCAGAGCTTATTTTTTAGACCAGTCGTTAAATAAAATTCAAGCAGAAGAAGCGCTAAAATTACTAGAAGAAGGCTATATTATTGGTGACAACGGTGTGCTTGTACCGCCACAAGACTTCAGAAGTTACGTCACCTCCGCTGGTGACTCATTTATAAACAACCAATTTTTTGGAGACTTAGAAGCTGATGAGTACATTCCTAGAACTTCTAAAGCTAGAATCTCTTTGGAACGTCTCATAGCTTTAGGTCAGCCTAACCTTAATCAAGATGGCTTAGTACTTCTTCGTCCTAACCTGAACGCTAACTACCTGTCATGGACTGGTTCACAGACTTTCTTTCAGTATGACAGACAAGTTTCAGATGAAATACAGTCTGCTCAGTATAACAGATTCTTTACATTTAAGCTACCAGACTGGAATAGACCTGACGTATTCTTTAACCGTATAACGACAGGTGGTGTAGACTTTGGTGAAGTGCTACAAGGTATAGGCTGGGTAGCAGGTAACTTTGTACTAGAAATAGCTAACAACCCACTGGACGCAGTAGACTTTGCACTAGATGGAGCAAGGAACGCAGTAAGACTGTCGTTCACAGATGAGATAGCAGGCTTCTTTAAGCCTATCAAAGAGCTTCCTGACGCTGTTTCATTTTCTACACCTGTAGCGTATGCAGAAAGACTAGAAGAACTAGCTATGCAAGGTAGGGACTTAGCTTCTCGTATTAGACCAGCGTACAGCAGGTTTCCTATTAACCTAGACCCTAGGATAGCTGACACTATTGAGGACACTGCTAAGAAGTTAGAAGATGAAGCTACAAGAGTACGTGTCACCATTTCAGCTACTACACCTGCTACAGCTACTACAGCTACTACAGCTACTCCACCTGCTGCTACAGCTACTACAGCTGCTACAGCTACTCCACCTGCTACACCTGCTGCTACACCTGTTACAGATAACGTGGTTGTTAGAACAGAAGATGCTATTCGTACTGAAATGCAACAAGCCTACGATGTGTTCAGGACATCAGATAACGAAGTAGAAGGAGCAGAAGCGTTTGCAAAATTTGAAGCACTTGCTGCTGAGTTAAAGGCTTTACAAGCTACACCTGCTACTACACCACCTAACCAAGGTGTTTACACGCAATCACCTCCTAGCGCTACTACTCCGCCTACAGCACAGCCTATCTCTCAATGGGTTAACAGTCCTGCTCAGACTACAGCACCAACAGTGCAGCCTGCTCCTGTAGTAGCACCTGTTGGAGACTACAGTACAGTTGCTACACAACTTGGTAACGTTGACGAAGCGTGGGACTTAGCTCCAGCGACCGTAGCTTCACTACCTGAGCTACCCCAAAGTTTAATCAGCGACACAGAAGGAGTAGTACCTAGACTTGAAGACCAAGCTAGATTGCAGACCTACATTGACGAGTTACTAAGACAAGCTTCACAAGAAGAGACTCCTATAGCAGCTATAGACGAGATACTAACAGACGACCCAGAGTTAGTACAGGCTAGAAGAGATACTGCGTTACAAGCTGCTAACAACGCTCTGGCTGAGGTAGAAGCTCAGAAAGTAGCACTACAAGAAGTAGAGCAGGCTGTAGCCGTTAGCAAAGCTGGAGCAGCTAGAGAAGCAGAGGTTAGAGCAGGTAGACTGAGAAGTGCTTTACAAGCTGCTGAGAACGCTTTAGCTGAGACGTTTAACCAAGCAGCAGCTATAGATAGCGTTGATACAGCGGTAACTAAGTTAAACAATTTATTTGATGAGCTAGATGCTGCCTTCACTCCAGATGTACCTAATGTAGATGACTTAGCAGCAACAGACGTACTTACCCCGTCACCAGACTTACCTAAACCTGTAAGCTTTTACGTCACTAAGACTGATGAGCTTATAGAAGCTATGCAAGCTTACCAAGATGTGCTTGCTAGGAAGGCAGCTACTACGCAGGTAGAACAACCAGTAAGTTTTACTGTAACTAAAAATCAAGAAGAAGATATTTTACTTGGTAATGAATTGCTTACTGATGACGAGCTACTTCGTTTGCAGTCTTACGATGAAACACAAAGAGTGGCTACACAGAAACTGAAGTCTACTAACATCAATGACTTAACTGTTGCTGATTTAAGAGCTTTGTCTTCATTAGACTTTTATGAAATAGTAAATACTGGTGGTGTGACTACACTTAGTAAAAGAGTTTTCACAGTAGGTGATGCTAAAGAGTTAACTAGAGGTGATTTACTCTATTGGGACGGGGACACTCAGTCTCTCCAACCAGTAAATGCTACTAGGTTAGGTTCTGGTCAGCCTACTTTACCTGGTTTCGTCCCTAAAGGGTTGTTAACTGCTGCTGAAGAAAGTTTAGCTACAGAACTCAGCGCTACTATTGCAAAAATACCAACACCACTACAACCGCTGTTTGAGCCTTTAACTACTTTAGATAGTCCTACGTTACATGAGTCTGTAGTAGCGCTAGATGAAGTTAAAAACCAGTTAGATGCTAACTTGACGGCTATTCAAGAGTTTGCGGACTCTGTGGCTTGGGTTACTTTAGAGGCTACAGTAAGAGACGCAGCAACTCTCGGAGAAGACGCTGTAGTAGACGCTGTTGTCAGGCTAGTAAACAGCTTATCTAGCGAACCAGAAACACTACTAGATGAAGTTTTAGCAGGTATAGCAAACGAGTACAAAACAATAGATTTACCAGAAGGTCAAAGAGTACCATTCATACAATCTATTGTTGACAGGATGTCAGCGGCGGGTGCCAACACTTTAGAAATTATCGAAGGTGTTAAAGAAAGCATTTACAACCTCAGTGCTGTAGTGAACACTTACGAAAGAAGAATGCTTGAGCTACTAGAGAAAGCTAAGCAGACTGCTTTGTTAGAACCTACGCAGCAAGGTTTTGCTAGACTGATAGCTATGGAGAACCAGTTAGGTACTTTTGCAGAACTTAACCAAAGTGCTGTAGAGGACTATTTCAGAAAAGCTTACCGCTACTTCAATCCTACTAACCCTGATGCTCCTCCTCTACCTCCGTCATTTATCACTCCTTCTGGTAGAGTTGACCCTACTGAGTGGATACGACAGCAGTTAGGAACGGAAGGCTTAGTACCAGTGAAACCTAAGAAAGTGGTGACACCTCCTGAAGTACCAGGAGTAGTTGAGTTTAACTTGAGTCAGCACAGAGACTTGTTTGCTAAAATTAAGAGTAAAGCTGGTAAAACAGGAAGCACATTTTTACCCGTCACCAGTAGCACACCTGGGTCAGCGCAAGAAGCGAGAGAAACTATTGCTGAAGCTATAACTATTAGATTAAGACAGGCTGAAGATTACTTCAACAGCCCATTCGGTGGCAGGACTAGGGCTACTAGAATGCTAAAAGATGCTGCTGGTTACTTAGGTGTTAAGCGATACAGTACACTTAACTACCACCAGTTGACAGAGTTATTAACAGAACTAAGAGACAGGCTCAACCCTGTTAGCAACATTATAGACGTTACTGATGCTAACGTCACAAGTAGTTTACGTGAGCAAGCTGAAGCTGTAGTAGAACACACTAAGAGTAACCAGATTGTACCTACGCAGCAAGCTATGTTACAAAACATAGCATCTGAGTTAACTGGCAGTCAAATGTCAGTAGAGCAAGCTGCTTTAGAAGTGTACAGTAGAGCTACTCTGTGGCTAAACACGACAGCAAAAGATACTACTGTAGCCAAAATTGACGAAGCACTAAGAGCATTCGGACTTAAAGTACCTACTAAGTTCACTAAGCAGAACAAGTTAGAAGCGTTACAAGCAGCTTTGAGACAATTCCAAATGCCTGACAGCAATACGTTATACGTTCCGTCAAAAGTAGGTATGAACTTAGCAGACGTACTGGAAGCACAAGGAGAGCTTGTAGCTTACTCAGATTACGAACTTGCTAAACTTGCTGCTGAAGGTCACATGACTTTGACAGGTGCGAAGTTTCCTACAGAAGTAGGTGTGATTGCAATAGACAATAGTAGTGGCGTTGCCAGACAAGTCACACCTAACAAATTCATTGTCGAACCTAGCTCACAAATTTTAGCGTTTAGGAACACACCGTCAGAGCTTACTGCTGCACAAGCTAGGTATGCTGCTTACAGAGCAGCAATAGGTAGTTTCTCGGACGTTACTAGAACTGCTAAGAACTTTGCTGCGCAGATAGCGTTAGACGCTACACCTGAGATAGAAGAAGTCACTATTAGAGCTTACACGCAGACGTATAATGAAGCTAAAGCTACGATAGACGATATGCTTAGTGCCTACTCAGCTAATGAAAGAGCGTTAACTGAAGCTGATACAAGGCTACGCAAAGCGTTGACTACACCTGACAGGGGTAGCGGGGAGCCTCTTGCACAAGTACAGCTACTTATGGAACGTTGGAACGCTGCTGTACGTGCAGGTAGACTAGAAGAAGCTGATGGTATACGCCGTCAAATAGCAGACATACAGGCTGAGTCAGGTTTCAATTCTACTTCAACAAACGTATTTAAGGACTGCTAAAATGGATGAGCTAAATGTCGGTCAGATTATTAAAAACCCTGAGAATTGGTACGCTAACTGTACTGTAACTCTTAAAACAGCAGTGGCAGGCTTACAAAGTGTAGATGTCGATGCCACTGGTAGACTGGCACCAAAGGAATTTAACTACCTTGTAGCCCGTCACGAGACTGCTAGTGACCCTGCTGTAAAGGCTATGCGGCGTTCACAAAAGGCGTATATAGACTGGCTAACACATATGAAAAAACCTGCTGAGCAAATAACACTAGCAGTTAACAGACTCAGAATAGCTCAAGAAGTTTCCCTTAGTTTGGTTCACTACCGACCAGGTAACTTAGTCATTGACAACGTGGCAGAAACGCTAATGACTCAGTTTGACATACAACTCAGAGGATACGAAAACCTGTCAAAAGTACCTGAAGCTACAAGAGATGTACAAAGGCTAAAAGGTTTAGCTGAAGCTATGATTCGTACAGCTAGTGAGCTGAGTATGCACACTGCTGGTAGTGAACTAAAGAAAGTAATTGACAGTTTCGGACTTAGACCCAGTGACAAGGCTGTTATAACCTTAACAGCAGTAGAGTACGGAGCTTACAGTGAAATTGTTGCTACAGATGTAGCTGCTCAGGCTGTTGCTAACGCTAGAATAGCATCATTTGACGAGTACATGACATCTCTTTGGCTTAGTCCAGAGCAACAGGCAGAGCTTAAAACTGCTGCCACTCTAGTCCACAAGAGTTTTGACGACATCAGACTATTGGCTAAGGCTTTCGGTAGCTATGTTCCAAGAATTGAGAATACACCGTTTAGCCCACGTACTTATAACATTGAAGCGTTGTTACAAGACGTTATGGAAACTTCATTAGGGGACTTACAAGACGTTAAAATGAGTACAGTAAGAGCTGGTACAGGTGAGCGTAAAATGTACTGGTATCTTCCTAAAGATGTTGTGTCCTTTGTAGCAGCACTAGGCTTAGTCCCACCAGGAGGCAGAGATACCCCGTCACCTCATTTGTTTACTCGTGTAACTGGTGCTATTATGAACATTCCGTTTAGCCCTGTGACGAAGAAGGGAACACCTGTAGCTGACGCTTACACTATTCCTAGAGAGACTAAAGCTACATTTCTAAACAAAAATAGTAATACAACGTTTCTCTCAGAGACTAGTAAAGCTGACGTAGATGCTAAGTTAGTCAGTGAAGGTGCAGAACTTACAAGGAAAGAGATTGATAAGATTTCTAACTCGTACACACTGAGCGAAGTAGACCCAGTGCTAACAGCATTAGGTAAAGACTACATTGTAATCGACTCTGAAACTGTCTACGTTCGCAACACAGCTAGTCCTGTTTTCAACGCCCCTGGTATGTCATCCTTCAATCCACAAGCTCCAGGTTTTCATAGAACTACAGATATTGTTACAACGCGTTTAGCCCAAAGTACTGATGGTATTGACGGAAGGAGAGCTTTACGCTCTGGTTTATTCGCTACAGGTAACGATGCACTTGTAAACGTTAGGGGAGTTCTAAAGGCAGAGTTGGCAAACTTACCTAGTACTCGTAAAAGAAAACTATACTTTGAGATGTCAAGAAACTCTGCTGTAGTGTACGACTCTGGTAAGCGTACCTTCGTACTCACTAGCCCAGGTTTAGACGTTAACACTTTCATTACGTCAGCACAGTACAACTGGTTTGTTGGAAGAGCTACTGAGCTTCAGGACAACGCTGGAAATTTTAGTAGTCAGTTTATCAAAGACTACGAGCAAGTAGAAATAATCAAAGCAAAAAAAGGACAGACTACTAAAGAAGCACTACTCACAAAGTTGCGTAGTAAAATTAGCAAAAGCAATAACCTTACGCCTGAGCAGAAAACTGCTTATAGAGTAGAGTTAACCAGTGACATAAGTAACGAGAGACTGTCTGCTATAGCTGAAGAAATTGCTACCACAATGAATAAGCAAGCTTTCTTAGTAGAACACTCTGACACTGGTAAATACGAAGTACTAGCTTTCTCAGATGATGTAGTGGAAGACTACGATGCTACTTTAGTTAATGATTTTATAAACAACCCAGTAGCGCTGCTAGAGTTCGTCAAAGGTGGTATTGATGCAAAAGGTAACAGGACTGTAGGTAGACTCACAGACAAGCAGCTTGAACGCTTAGTAGATAGCGGAATACTTACTAAGATTCCGATGACTAATATTGAAGTGTGGGCTTACATCAGAGCCAAATTTGCACTTCCTGGTTACTCACCACAAGATATGATTAGCGCTGACTTACACACTGTCATGCAACGCTACACAGAGTCTCTTACTAAAGCTTCTGCAATCTCGTTCATTTACACTACTCTAGCAGAGCAAGGTTTGGAAGCTGGCTGGATTATAGACAGCACTAAGCAGCCGTACCCTACTAATTGGGTTAGGTTTTCTGAAATACCTGAGTTCGCGCAAGACTTAGTTAAACAAGGTAGAGCAGACCTAGCTGCTAAATTAGGAGACTATTATGTTGACCCCCTTCTGGCTAAGTACATTACCACCGTCACAAAAGTAATTGGTGACCCAGTATACACAGGGTACCTTGCTAAGTTTTGGCATGACGTAACGTCTACGATGACCAGTACTATGCTTGCGTTTGGCTCTGTACTACCAGGCAGCTCTTACGTGGGAATGAACACGCTTACTGACTGGTTCACGTCTACTGGTGCTGGTTCTAATGTCGCAACGCAACCTTTCTCTTTAGCAGAGATACTGAAGTCTTTAGTTTACAAACCTGAAGAGATTTTTGATAACACAGTACCCTTTGTACTGGATGCAGACACAGCTATACCGCTAACTAAGCTTGGACTGTACCAACAATTTATGAACAGGTACAACAGAGGTGTCGCTGCTGGTACTGCTTCAGTGGGGGTATCACCAAGCACAGGAGTAGGAGGTGGTACGCTAGGAGAAATTGTAAGCTCTATTTCTGGTTCTGCTACTGACGCAATAGGCTACGGCACACGAGACATTTGGAATATTCTTAGGTACGCTTTCAGCAAGTCTAAGTCAGAGACAGGTGCTAGAAGAGCTACAGCAATTACTAATATGATAGCAAAGATAGCCAGAGGTACGCTTACACCAGCTATCAACTTGGCTTCTGTTATTCAGAGAGCTTTGATGTGGAACCTTTACCAGAGTTTACACATCCCTGTCAGACGTGGTGTACTCAATAGTCATGCTGTCAGAAGAGCTACTAGCTTCGGCTTCTTTGGTGGCTACCCTACATCCTCAGCAGGTATTTATGACGTGATGAGTACAGCTTTCGTGTTTGGTGAGAACTCAGGTACTGTAGCTCGCTCACTAGACAGGAATAACATTATGAACTTCGCTCCTTACATCATCAAGACTCCGTTCAACGTACTAAACCAGGTGATGGCTAACCCTGTTCCTTTTATTAACTATCTTCGTCTGTTACAGTTTACTGAGCAGTTCAAACAAGACCAGGATGGAGTGACACAGGCAGAGATGTACAACCAAGGTGGCACGTACATTGGTAGTATTCCTGACCCTAATGAGCCTGACAACGAAGATAAGAGAGCAGGTATCGTGTTGTACAATAATTACAATCCTTACGCTACGTTTTTAGGACTGGGCAGACAAGGGGTACGTTTCATGACAGGTGAGCCAGAAGATATGTCTGACTTTGTTGACCAGCAAATGATGTCAGATACTGAGAAGTTTTGGACAGACATCAGAGCTACTATGTACACTAACCTAGGGTTCTTACCTAAACTGGCTGGTGCTATAGCTTTCGGGCTAGACTACGAAGGTAGCCCACTTAGAAACAGAGACGCTGGTACGGTAGACACTTTCTACGGCGTGGGTATGCCGCCTAGAGTAGTTACAGTTCTAAGAATGCTACCTCTATTTGGTGCTATTGACAAGTACAACTTCGGTGGTGCGTTTGGACAAGCTGAGATAACTGACCCTTGGACAGGAGTAGTAGAACAACCGAGACAAGGTGGTAGAGCTAGAGAAACACAACAAGAGAAAGTACGCAGGTACGGCAATACGTCAATGATGATACTGCAGCTTATAGGCTTTGACTACTCTATTCAGCCATACGATGAAAGCGAAGTACGCTCCATCCAGGCTTTAGATAGAGCGTTAAACGAGCAGACTAAGAAGTTCAATGATGTAAGAGACACGCTTAACGAAGCTGCTACAACACCCGACAGTTTAACGCAGCAGCAAATTAGGAACACAAGAGAGAAACTAAAAGAGACTGTAGACACTTACTTAGTACTGTATGCACTAAAAGCTCAATACGATGGTTACGCTTACGAGAGAGGTAAAACTCCACCCGATATTCAGGCTGACCAAGAAAAACTAAAAAAAGCTAGACTGTATGCGAAAAACGGTGACGCTTACGTTATAGAACAACTCGAACGTGTCACACAAGAAGTAGAAGCCGTTTACCAACAGCTAAGCGAGTACGAGCAACAATAGCTAATATCCTCGTAAAGCTACTTTACTTACTATGACTAAGAAGAAGAGAGACTACACCGCACAAAAAAAGTTTAATGCTCGACCGTCAGAAAAGAAACGTAGAGCGGAACTTAATCGTTATAACCATGAGAAAGGAACTTATGGTAACGGTGACGGTCTGGACGCTTCTCATAAAAATGGTAAGATTGTTGGTTTTGAGAAAGCATCTACTAACAGGTCACGTAACGGCAAAGGGTCTGTCAAAAGGAAGAAAAAGAAATGATGGAACTAATCATCGGTACAGTAGTAACTGTGTGTCTCTCAGCTCTAGGTGGAGCTTGGGGTATAGGTGCATCTCTTAACAGAAAGTTTGATGAGACTGACAGAAAGCTATCTGAGCTAGAACACAGTGTAGCACTTCTTTCTCAAAAGTCCGACTATGATAAGCAACTTCTTGAGTCGAAAATTTTCGCGACCCTAGACGCACAGAATAATTCTATTACAGAAATTAAATCAACTTTGAACGCGTTACACACGAGGTTTGAGCAATGCCTGACTTGCAACCAATCACAATAGACAGCAACACTACTGTTAGACAAGCTATGGAGCTTGTCAATTCCAACTTCATCACAGTAGAAAACCAACTTGACGAACTAAGCGTATTTGAGTTTGACGCTGTAGGCTTTCGCAATCCTTTGGTAATTTTCCTGTCATCGGACGGGAACGATGCTAACAACGGGCATAGCTACGCTGAGGCTGTTGCTACTGTTAACAAGGCAGTAGAGTTAGCGAACGCTATTATTGACTCGTCACCTAACGGAACTCGTGTACTCATTTCTGTATCTCCAGGAAACTATGTTCTTACTACTAACCCTGTCCGTGTTCGCCACCACGTTTCTATCATGGGTGACGCTCTGCGTAGCGTTGTCTTCCGTCCAGCACCAGGTAGAGAACGAGATGGATTTTTCAAAGTAGATGACGCTTTCTATTGTTGGGGCTTAACTTTCAAAGGACACCAGGCTGACTCTGAGAAAATAGGCTGGGTGTTCCAGTTTGACAATGAAGCTGACAATACTAGCAGAGGTGCTAATGGACTAGGAGCCTACATTACAGCGTCACCTTACTGTCAGAACTGCTCTAGTATTACTGCTGAAGATGATGAAGGTTTTGCACCGTCACGTTCAGAAGGTGACACTGGCGGTGGCTTCCTAATTGACAGAGAGCATTGCGCTCCTAACACGCCCATTGCGTCATTCGTAGTTGACTCGTTTACTCAAGTAAACCTAGATGGTATCGGCTGTCTTGTTCGTAACGATGCTTACGCACAGTTAGTAAGTTTCTTCGGTACTTTTTGCCGCTACCACGTTCTCACCGAAACTGGAGGACAAGTCAACTTTACAGGTGGTACCAGCGACTTCGGTACATACGGGTTAGTAGCTGACGGGTTTAGTAAAACTCCACTCTACACTGCTCAAGCTCAACGTGACCATTATGGTATTAGACGTAGTGAGCTTGGCTTCATTGTAACTGGCACTACTACTCTGACCTTTGTAGCTCATGGCTTAATTAACGATGCTCCTGTTACTGTAAAGACAGCTACTCAGTTAGACTTGCCAACAACGTTAGAGCCTAGTACTACCTACTACGTTGTACAAAAGACAGATGATACCATCAAGCTGGCTAAAGAAGTAGCCGGGACTCCACTAGTTGTATACGGTGCTACTACTGCTATTACTGTTATCAACCAAGGTGAACTTGCTGTTTATTGCGATAACTTTACTGCCAATAGAATTGGTACAGCAAGTAGACCTGGAAATGGACAACTCATGTTCACTCAGCTTGTGTTTCCTAGAACTGGCTCACTTGCAGCAAACGCTGCCACGCCTGGAGAAGTAAATTCAATTGAACAGACAGGAGAACTACGAACCGCGGTAGCTGTGCTAGATACTGCTCCTGCTCTAGCAGGCAAACACGTATACGTTCCTGACTCTGGTACAGTGACAGTGACACGAGTAGGCATCTTTGTTAACCCTGAAGGTAACACTATTACTACGGTACCTGTAGCTGGTCTTAACACTTACACATTCCCCGTCACTTATTGTGACTACGACCACTTAACTGGTATTACAAAATTTAGAGCGGAAGACTACATCCCTTCCGCACTTGACTCTTTCTACTTTACTGACTGCAAATTTGTTTGCCCTCTATCTGCTTACATTGTAACGTCAGCAGAACCTATTAACCAGTTCGGTAACGTAGTTGCTGAAAACAGCCCTGCCGCTGTAGGTTACAAAGTCAACGTGTACAACGCTACTAACGGTGGTTTAATTTATCCTATACCAGAAGACGCTACCTTAGACTTTCGCCGCTTCAGCTACATCTCTGCACCGTCCCACGTTTTCGAGTATGTTGGAAGTGGTATTAACTACAGCGCTCTGCCTGAGAACGGTGGCGTACCAAGACAAGCGAATGCTTACCAGGAAATTGACGGCGGAAGAGTATTCATCAGTTGGACAAATGAAAAAGGTGACTTCGGAGTATCTAACCGCTTCTTAGTTGATGGTACTACAGGTGAAGTAACCATCTCTGCTTCTAGCTTCAACCTGTCAGGGCTTAACCAAATCGGACCGTTTTCGCGTAACGGTGGGCTAAGCACTGTAGGTGTAGTACTAAAAGAGGTCAGTGACAACCGTAACATGGTTAGCTCACTTGGCATTCCTGACGCTAACACTGTACCTACTCAGACGGCTGTAGTGGACTACCTTACTGAAACTTTAGCGTCATCGCTACCTAATGGTGCTATCGTAAACGACACTGCTTTCTATTTCAGTGGTCAAGAACCTTATCCGACCATTAGAATTGACGATACTCCTATTATAGATGGTGACATCTTGTGGGATAAAGCTAAAAAGACTTGGGTGTCTTATAATGGCTCAGTGTGGTCTACTCTTCCTTACGATGGTCACTTGATTAACGGCGTAGCCCACTTTGTAAGAACTACTGCTCCTACTTTACGCAGAGATGGCTCTGCTCTTGTGACGGGTGATAGATGGTATAACCCCAATACTGGTGTAGAAGGATTTTGGAGGGGGGTATATTGGCTCACAACTCAGACTTACCATACGACAGACAGGCTAGGCGGGAGCTCTACAGACCCTGCTCCAACACCAGGGCTTCGGTATCTTACTCCTTCTGCTGGCTCTGAAAATGTGTTTGTAGAGAAGTGCTGGCTCTACAGAACCCCAGGCGGATTGCCCATCAACTCAGGTACATCGGGGTCTTACTTCATGTATCGGTGGGGGTATCACAATATTAATACAACATCTTATAGTGATATTCATCAGAAGGAAAGCTATTTGATTGATAATCCATCCCGCTATGCTTTTGACATCAATGCAGTTTACTCTGTCACAGGGTTTAATATCTTGGGGACTTCTTTTGGATTGGGCATATCTACTTATCGTGCTGGAATAACTTACAGGATTGTCTTATGATTTTAATTCACTATGCTGGTTCAAAGATTCCAGCCAATAACGATGGTACTCTCATTTCTCCCCCTACTTACTGGGGGCAGGAAATTTTTGATGGCATTGCGGCGGCTTTTGCTAATGGGGACTATGTAACTATTCCGGAACCAGAGCCATCTGAGCCTGAGCCAGACTGGGAAGGCTTTCTTACTCCTTTTTATAACCCGGCACTGTCTGGCTCACCGTTTGACATCATTGAAAGTAGAGTACAGACAGCTTGGATTAATGCTGCTGCTTCTCAGTCTGAGGAAGCCATGCGTGAAGCTATGACACTTAGAACACACTGGCAAAATTGCTTAATGGGCTTAACGAACCCGACTATCAGAAGCAGAGAATGGCTTGCTAGCTCTTGGAGCTTTCTTCAGTACCTAATGGAGCTTTGTAAAGTCTCTGTTTCTGCTGAAGACTTAGGTCATGTCACTAAGCTGTTACAGCAGTACAATCTTTTGTAAGCAATAATGGTACGACCAGCTTCTTAAGCCAGCTTACCTTACGTCTTCTTAACTTACCCTCAAACCATAGTTGACGGTACTTAGGTTCATCGTGGTACCGGCAGGTAACGAAGGTACGAAAAACTTACAGTTCTTACACACTCTTTCAGCAGAGCTTAAACCTGGTACGTTACTCATTACAGATGATTCGGCTTGCAGAGCATCTCCAGGCGTGTACGGTTTGTCATTGATGATAAGCTGACTGCATGGGGTCAAGGCTGAAACTACTTGCTGTCGCTGTTAACGCAAAATGGCGTTGCTCTTACGGAAGAACAACGCCAAGGTATTGAAGACTTAATGAGGTCGCACTACTTACTGTAGCCGACCACTACCTCTATGTGTCATAGTAAGCTCCTAATGAGAACGGTAAGTGCTACTACCAGCAGCACTGAGGGTACTGAGAACAGTACTCTCTACCTTTGTACTGTCCTGTTTTCTAGTGAAACGGCTCAGACCGGTACCGTTGCAGTAGGAGCAACGAACTGGCTTGCCGTTAAATTCTAAGTATCCCGTGCCATAACACGGAATGCAAGTCTCTGGTTGTAGCATAACTTAGTCTCCTTAATGAACCCTACTTAGTTACTTCGTAGGTTTTTTTTTTGCTTTTACGCCGTAACTTGCCTCTAACCCTAGGTGGCTCTACTAAGGCAGCTTTATCCAGGTAGTCAGGTGACTCAACAAGTTCAACGTAGTTAGTAGCAACATCCTCACCGTACGTCTGTATTAGGTGTAAAGCGAAGTTCATCTGGTCTTTGTTCATCAAAACTCCAACGTTGTAAAAGTAGCTATCTCTTTTAGGTACTGAGCTTCAGCATAACTACCAGGAGTAAAGAACGGAACTACTCCGTCTTCCTCTTTTAAGTATCGCCAACAGCCTCCCCTGTCAGTACGCTCTATCCACATAAACGACACAAGAGTTACTGTGCCGTTTAGCGACAGAAAGTTAGCACAAATAGGTGACGGGTACTGGATAAAACAGTCATCGTTTACTTGGTTGTTAACTTCTCCGTACTTATAGTTGAAGTAACAATAAGTGTCGTACTCACCATTTGGTCGCCTCTTCCAAGGTAGTTTAGTAAGTTTCTCTTTTAGCTTTTCTTTGTCGAGCTTTGCTTTTAGCTCAGCGAATGAGACTAGCATACGATGTCATCTCCTACATAGTGCCTGTACTATATTAGCACAATTCTACTGTGTAGTCAAGCAAATAATTAATATTCTCTTGCTTTGTGCTAAGGATATCTTCTACCTTTTTCTCGATACCTGACTCGTCATAGTAGTAGAGCCAATAGATAGTAGCGCTATTGCGCTGCCCTATTCTGTGAATGCGGTCTTCAGCCTGTACCACGTCCGCCGGAGTGTACGGACGGTCAATACAGACCATTGCCGTAGCCGGCGTAAGGTTGATACCTACGCCACCACACTTGTAGCTACACAGGAAAACTTTGTAGTCACCACGTTGGAAAGCTTGTTGCTTCTCAAAGCGGACAGAGGAACTGTCACTAGCTTCCATGTACACTGAGTTATGCAGCTTCTTGTGTAACTCCTTGAGTGGCTCCACAAAGTCGCAGAACACTACGACTTGCTCTTGTTGTGCCAACTCCTCTACGAGTTCAAGAGCGTACTGTATTTTACCAGCAGCTAACAGACGGCGCAGGGCAGCGAGTGCCACAAGGTGAGCAGCAGCAGCACTAACTTGACCAGCTTCCGCACGTTTGAAATAAAGCTCCATAAACTGTGTGTAAGCGTCAGCAACAGCAGACTTATCCGCTTTACTAAACTCAACTGAATGCTCTATTCTAACTTTATCGGGCAAGTCAAGGCATTCGTCTTTGTGACGGTAGTAAAAGTATTTACCATAACACTCCTTAAACATCCAGTCTTGGTACACGGCATGTTTCCACACACCCATAGCCATTAAGCTTGCTTGAGCATCTTTGATACGACCGTTCTTAAACGGTGTACCCGTCAAATTTATTACAGCTAACGCCTTACGGCACAAGTGCAAGTAAGACCAAGTGCGGTCAGTCTTCATAGACTGAGTAAAGTGGCTTTCGTCAGCGATGACGATATAGTTATCGTGCGAAGGTAACGGTATCTTCGCCCACGAATATACGTCAATAGGCAGTAAAAACTCTCCGTTCTCCGAGTACCACTGGTCAATGATACTCGCTTTAGTGAGGATGATAATCTTCAGGTCTTTCACAATACTTTTGTATACTGAAGCTTGCAGCAAACTTGTGTAGGTTTTGCCCAGCCCCATGTCAAAATTACATTGCAAATCTCCAGCCTTAGCAACCTCGTTGAGGTAGTCCAGCTGGTGCTGCATAGGTGGACGACCTTTCCACTTTGACAGGAACACAGGTAACGCTTCCGCAAAGTCGCTACGAAGCTTCTTGCGAGTTTGTTGAAACTCGCTAATGTGCACAGCAATTTCCAGAAACTTCTGCGTTACTGGTAACGCTTTCGCCAGACCTAGCTCTTGTATCTGACGGAAGTAGCTAACGTCAACGTCAGCAATTAGCTTCCCAAGGTTGGCTTTCCATCCTGTCTCTAACAGGTAATTACGCAACTTACTACCTGACTCGTACCCCGTCACTGCTAACAGGTTTTCTAGGTCATCTTTGCGCCACGAGATAACTATTTCGTCACCTACTACGGTGACCTGAGAAACTAGGTCAAGGTCATCCAGTGCGGAGTGGTATCCACACCATTTGCGAAACTTAGTGTAAAAGAAGTCACAAGCTCGGACTTCTACACCATTGTACTCGACAGTAGAATACTTCTCAATGTTAAACCCATTGCTGTTAACAAGCCATTGTACGTTACACAACGTAAGCATTTGCATCACAGGGACAGGCAACTCATTCTTAGCCCTGTTAATGTGAACTGTGAGAAACCCCCTGTCGTACTGTAGCTCACAATGAAACTCATTTTTCTTTTTAGCAGCCATAACTTTAACCTTTAATAACGTTTCACTATTATAGCATACTTAATTGTATATGTCAATAAGCTGGATAAACCTATAGACTATACTCTATAATAACCATAGATAAATCTCTATGGTTCAATTCTAACTGATAAACTCCGATCGGATACATTAACATAGACTATCCTGGAAGGCTCTACAAGGCGCATTAGGCAGCCTTTAGATGTATTCCTATCTAAAGGATATTGCCTAGCCTTAAAATCGATTTTAGAGCCATATAAGTTTTGCTTATACTATGTATAAGTTTTGCTTATAGGTTATAGCACGAAAAAACAGCCCTTTTGGACTGTTTTCTATTACTTATCGGGATAAGTACTTTCCATTTTTGGTTAACGCTTTATTCTTTGGGCTGTACTTGCGTAGCAAGTCGTCCAAACTATGAGAGAACAGAATAGTCAACTTCTGCTGCACATCCTCAAGTGCTTGGTTAAGTAGCCGTTGAGGAACGGGTTGCAACCTAGCGTAACCGCTATTAGAGTTGACAAGGAAGAAACAAGCGTACTGACACTTAGTAGCTACTTGGTACAGCGCTAACTGCGTGATATAGCCACGGTCATCACAAAGTTCATTGCTGAACTTCTTGAAGTATTGTGCGTTGACACACTTGATGTCAAACACACAGTTACCATCTGCGATACCGTCAATGTGTCCTATTAGTGTGAAGTAACCAGGGAAGTCGATAGTAACCTCACGCTGGTTGTCTACGATGTCTAGTCCTGCATCAGCAGCAAGACTAATGAGTAGAGCTTCACACCATACACCGACAGAAGCACGAAAGAGGTCAGCACGACTGGTACTTTGAGAGCTACCATACTTCATCTGGTAAACTAATTCAGGCAACGGCTTACCTAAGTTAGACATACGCAACGGTTTGTTCTCTCTATTTTGCAACGCTAGTGATGCGTAGTACACACGCAAAGCGTCTATTAACAAGTTTGCTGTAGGAACAGGGGTGTCGCTGTTCCACAGCGCTGCTAAACGGGACAGCGACACTGACATTAAACTAGACCTCGGTAATTAGGGTTGACGGGCGGAGACATTGGTTGCTGAGCATATTGCTGCTGTTGAGGAGCAGGCTGTTGGTACTGCTGAGGAGCAGGTTGTTGAGGCACGACAGGAGCCACAGGAACAGGAAACTGCTGTGGATACTGTGGTTGTTGGTATTGCTGCTGCTGTGGTGGCTGTTGGTACTGCTGCTGCTGCTGTGGCTGGTTAATGTTAACCATACCACCTAAGCTCTTCTCATTTTGATAGATAGCACCACCAAGACTTACACCAGAAAGCTGTCCATACTGGTTGACCGCAAACCCCGTAGCCTGAGCAGCAGCATACAACTGCATGATAGTTTCAGGCGTGAGATTAATAACGAAAGTTAAAACGTGCTGACCCTGTTGGTCAGGACGCTTGGGAAACATAGCGATACGGGAAGCCGGTGGCTTAGGTTGACCTTGTGTGTACATTATCGTGTCCTCATTGGTGGCTGTTGCGCTACTTGAGCAGGTGCAACTGGTTGTAAGTTCTGGAAAACACTACCAGCAACATTCTGTGGCGGTGTCCAGTCATCCCAAGGCACTGGCTCATTCGTAGTTTGTTGTTGTGGTTGTTGCCAAGGCATTTGCTGAGCTGGTTGCTCATGCTCGTACTCATCGTCAAACCAGCACGAGTAACCTAGCCCTGTCTCTTCAGAAATGACGCGACAAATGGCACGTCTAATTCCGTCTGTCAATAACCTACTGTCTGGCAGCGGTATAGCATTATGCATTTTACCACCTAAACGCATCACTGCCATTTTATGCGTCTGAGTCGGTAGCCCTAGCGCATTGTTCCATAGTCTTACCTCAACTAACTGAGTGTTGTCACCCAGGAGTGGAGCTGCGATGAACTCAGGTATAACGTTTGGTACGAACTCTCTAAGAGCGCGTATCATCTCGTGGTAGGTAATGTACACCGTGTCACCGCTGCCTTTAGTCGGCAACTGACGTTTGAAATTCTCTAGCCAAGTTTCGTATGGCATTTGCCAATACTTTTGTTCTTCTGTCATAAAAGTACCTAGTAAGGAAAGCCCCGTAATGGGGCTGTAGTCTCGGAGTAACACTGTATTATATTAGCACAGTGTTACAAGTTTGTCAACTACTATTTTGCCTCTTTCCACGTTTTACCAACGTTGAAAGTACAGGTAATAGGAACACTAAGTATGTCATCAGCAGAATATATCTGCGACAACTTCTTCGCTATGTGCGTGGGGTACCTGCGCTTGTCAGTCACCTCGTATACAGCCTCATCATGTACTACTATGTTAGGAAACATAGATTGCTTGTCAAAAGCTCTGAGTTGAAGTTCCTTAAAGATGTCACCAGCGCTACCTTGAATAAGGTAGTTGTTAATCTTTCTGTAACCGCTTTGGTACTCATCTTGGTTACTACTTAGTATTTCAGGTACTACCAAGCGCCTACCCATGACAGTGTGTAGTACTCCACCGTTCTGTCTACACGACAGAGCTACACTATCTTTGTAAGCTTGCAAGTTAAGTTCAGCATCCACCTTTGCCATGATAGCTTTGGCTTCTGTTTTACTCACTTTTAGGTTTGCTGCAATTTTAGCGGCACCAGCGCCGTAAATAATTGCGAAGATAACTGTTTTCGCAAAGTCACGGTACTTTCCAAAGTCTTTGTCATCTTTCGAGATAGAGAACCACTTTTCAGTGTTGACGGAATGAACGTCTACACCTGCTCGTATAGCTTCAGCCATGTAGTCACTGAAGCCAAGAATATGAAGATAGTGGGCTAAGATTACTATTTCGATACGGTCTAAGTCACCGCATAATAACACCTTCCCTTCTGGTGCTACAAAGAAGCTACGGAACTTTGCTCCGTGCTTACCTTTACGAGGGATATTCTGCAAGTTAGGTTCAGAACTAGACAGACGACCTGTTCTGGTTACTGTCTGGTTGAACTTACCGAATACTACTCCGTCTTCGTTAAACCCAAGAATAGGTCGAACGAAAGACGATAGCTTTTGCTCTGCGTCAACGTACTTCTTGATTATCTGAGATAGTGGTACATCGTAAGACGTTAACTCTTTCGAGTTAACAGTGAGCTTTCCAGTCTTAGTCTCCCTAAACTGGAAATCATATCTAGGGTAGAGAGTTGAAAGAACTCTAGCGTTTTGCTCAGGACTATTAGTGTTCCACACGTCAAGCTCAGTTCTCTGGTACTTTTTCTCACCTTTGACGTTGCTATAATAAGTGGTCGCAAACTGTTTAGACAAAGGTAGCCACTCTTGCTCCTTGCTCCGAGCATACTTCACAGTACCACTCTTGAAACTGTAGAACAACTTATTCTTAGCTGTGTCAAGTACCCTTAAGTACCGTTCGAGAACTTTGCCATAGCTTGTCAGTGCAGGTACGTCAACACAGGCTCCAGACTGTTCCATAAGCACAAGTATCTTGGCGTATGGTACCTCTACGTTGAGGTACTGTGCGTAAGCCTCCTGGTCAGACAACATATTGATATGCAAGTATTCAAAGAGTGCTGCTGTAAGCTCTAGGTCTTTTTTACAGCGTTGCACGAGAAGCTCCATAGAGGCTTCCTTCCAGTCATCTACCTGCACTTTTCTATGACCTAAGTACAGCTTACTTAGGTTGTCTAAGCTGTAGCTGTCGAGAGACGTGTCCCAGCAATACGCCATCACTTGAGTATCGTGTAGCTGTAGTGCTGCTAGGTTAAGTGGTACTCCGTGGTTAAGCAGCACCTGCAAGTCAAATTTAGCATTGTGGAAGCACCACTCACGGTCGTCCCATAATTCTAAGTACTTTGGAAACTTCTCCAACGAAGTAAAGGTACAAGCCTTTGCCTCTGTGTCTAGCATACCAATTAGTCGAACTTTACAGTTGACATCATGCGTAGCTTCAAGTCCTTCTGTTTCAATGTCACAGATAATCATAGGTAAGCCTTCTTAAAGAAGTATTGTTTTGTTATTCCGTTCTTTGTAGCCCAGATACAGTTAAGTCCGTTCTGGACAAAGGCGTAGGAAGCACACACTACAGCGTCATGTTGCTGCCCTCTACCTCCTACTGTTGTTAACCTGACGGGTAAACCTGGGAACAGGTGTTCCTCAGGAATAATATTCTCATTACAGTACCACGTAGTCCCCTTACGGCTACCGTAGGTTCTACGCCCGTTTCGTCCGTCTAGTGACTTCACGATGTAAACGCTCCTTTGTTAACTGTATGTGTTGAGAAAATTCTATCCACGCTATATCATGTTCGTGTAACCAGCGACATAGCATCTTACCGCTGAGTACGCCACTCGTCTGCAACCTTCCGGTGAAGTCTTCAGACACTCTAAACCGGAAGTGCAGTGATGGGCAGAACACTGCTACTATGAAGTTCTTGTTAAGTAGAGATTTAGCAATTTCTTTTAGTTGCTTTCGAACTGTTGATGTAGCAGTCGCTTTTACCTCTACAATAATCTCTACGTTTTCTATTGTTATCACGAAGTCAGGTTTGTACATAGCCTGGTAAGGTATGAGGTAAGGCTCATACGCAGCGTCAGGTAGCTGGTGCGCAACCATGCGCTCTGGTACAGAACGGTTTTGCATAATTCCTCCATAAACTCTTGTTAGTATACCACACTAAGTCAGGTAAGTCAACTCGCTGTACAGCCCAGTAAATGAGTCGTACTCTAACTGGACTGAACCGACTACTGACTTACCCATCCTAGGTTTTTTAATTTCATTTGACAGGGTTCTAATGGGGTTGTCAACTGTCCCCATGAATGACATGATGCAGGTAACACCTTGAATGTACGAGGTGCCTCCTCCTATGTCGTCTAACGTGATATGCTCACGAAAGCGACCGTCAGTCTTACCTGAGTGTGCTACTAAGACTATAGCTACAGGCGGTCGCTTATCACGACTAGACCCTTGCGCCCACACCTTAGTTATCCTGTCAATAGCTTCAGATGCGTACTGCCAGTCTCGCATCTTGTTAATCTTGCTGATGACATCGATAACTACCAGCCCAACGTTATGAACAGATATAGAGTACATTACAGCTTGTTCTATCTGTTCTATCGTATTCAAGTCATCGTAGAACACGAAGTTATCAGCTACCCATTTGATACTATCTGGGTCGCAGTTAGACTTTCCTCTGGTGTCAAGCTCCACAGCTTTCTCCACCATCTGCTCGTAATTCATCTCAGTGCTGACCCATAAGCACTTAGTATTGTTCAAGTGGCAAATGTTGTACGCCATACCTAGTGTAAACGTACTTTTGCCTCTGCCAGTATGACCTACTAGCAGCACCACTTCAGTAGGCTTTAGCGAACCTCCCAGTAAAGCGTTAAGACCTTTCCAGCCTGTATCAAACCCTTTGCACTTACTGCTATTGAGATACTCTAAGTAATTATCTACCAAAGCAGTACCAGTCACTACACTGCTGTTCTCTATGCTCTTAGCATTATAGAAGCTGTCGAGAGGGTTGCCACCTGCTTCTATTACTTCGCAAGTGTCCTTACCTTGTAACTCGACTACCTTGACCTTGTACTCTGGTAGAAACGGTAACGCACGGTCTACTGCTGCTCTACCGTCACTGTCTGTATCGAAGCAAAGATAAATGTTCCTATACTTTTGTAGCCTATGTCCTAACTTTGCTAGGTAGCCAGTAGCACTAGCTCCTGGTATAGCCCACACGTCTGCTGTCTGCTTTACAAGCATTGCCATAGCACACGCATCTGGTTCTCCTTCTACAACTATGAGAGTATCGCTACCAGTCTGTCTATTAAGACCGAAGATAGTGTTGCTACCTTGCATGGTGATACCTTGCTTCTTAGGCAAGGAATAGTCCCTGCGCTTGACGGAGACAAGCTTGTTATCCACGTCAACTGACGGAAAGAGAAGAGTGGTACCATTCTCTTGTAACACACCGAACTCTGCTAATGCTTCTGCTGTAATGAAGGTGTGGTTCGGTACGGTTACAGCAGGGTAGCCACTAATAGTGACTTCTACTGCTGTAGATGCGTACTCTTCGCCTGAAGCTACGTGGTAGCCGCAAGCAAAGCAGTGTTGATGCCCGTCATTGTACACTATTAAGTTATCCTGATGGCTGTCCAGGCAAACTGGACATTGTACTCTTTTCATATAAGCAATAAAAAAGGACTTAAGCATATTAGCCTAAGCCCTTCGTTTTGTCAACTATAAAGTTATAATCTGACTCGGTTCTCCTTGCTAAAGTTTACAGTACCGTCCATTACTCAAATTCTCCTGACTCTATGAGACCTGTCCAGGCTTCTAGAGCCTCCTTCAGCTCTTCTTGTATTTTTTTTGCTAACTTTACAGCCTGTTTCCCTTTCAATGGTTCCCCTGGGGGATA